GCTAAATGATGTAAAACCATATCTCCAAGAAAAATGCCAACATGATTCAATGTAGGATACATTATTGACATTAATAATACATCTCCTTTTTCTAAAGATTCATCAGGTCTTAGTTCTCTAAACCCTGTCCGCCAAGCATAATCTTCAAATAATGGATTATCTAAAAACTGATCTGGTGTCATAGTTCTTGCATAATCTTTAAGTATTATTTTTTTTTCTTGTTTATACCAATCAACAACTAAACTCCAACAATCAGTGACACCCCAAACCCAAGGTCTGCCTAACAAATCTGGAACGTAGCCCTCTGGTTTACATTCACCCCACTCTTCTGTTCTCGGATTAACAATATGCCAAGGTAATTTACTATGTTCACAACTTATTCTGTCAGCCTGACTTGGAACAGGTGGAGTTAAAGGATGACTATGAACAACTGCAATTATATCTCCTAAATTATCTGCTTTTACATAATCTTCTGGATTTAGAACAAATTCTTGATAGCCAGATATAGCCAAATTTTCACAGGGATAGTATTTTTGTTTACCTTTTATATTAAGTAAAAGTCCTACAGATTCTTTAGGGTCTTGGTCTTTCGCATGAACCAATGCGTCATCTTTCCAACTCATTGAATAAACGTACCAATGCTAGGAAATAATGCACGGGTGCATTGACGTTTAGGTGCTCGAACTCCAGCCATATCAAGAGAACCTGCCAATTCAAACTCTACAATTTCTCTATTTTCTGTTGCTTTTCTGTCAATTACATATATTTGACGTTTAAACTCTGCTGTATTATCTGGTGTACCTAAAGGATTTATGTTTCCTGGAAAATTTTGAGGGTCAATAAATCTTGCCATTGTTCTTATTCTTGTAACAGTAGCACCTGTTAAATCATTACCAGCAGTTACTAAATTAACTGCACTGAGAATAGCCGATATAGTTCCAAAAGCATTACTTATAGTAAGTTTTGGTCTGGGAATTTGACCTCGTTGATATGCAAAACCTGATGCTTGTATGGGAAATCTTTGATAACTATTACCAGCCCAAATGATTTCACCATTTGCATTTAAGTTTGATCCTGCGTGAAACCTATAAATTGTATTTGCACCATGCAAGGATGTATCTAGCTGCAAAGTAAATAGTTCAATAATTGCTGAAGGATTTATTTTTTGAATTTCACTAAAGACAGGAGCAGTACTCATGGTTCAAACACCTCTCTAAATGTTGCCTGTATTGTTGCTCTATTTAGATAAGGTATGGATTTATTCCAGCTTTCACATACAAACTTAGATGAACTAGCTTCTCCAGGTGGAGTAAAATCAAAGCTGGCACTATCATTTGCTCTTGCATCTAAAAATGTTTCTATAGTATCTGCATCTGTTTCTGATACTTCAAATCTAAGGTTAAATATTTTGGGGTTCTGATGCTGCGCAAGGCCAAATAATATACGCTGTTCATAACCATCAGCAAAACGAACTATTCTAGTATTTGGTGCTGATCTTTTTTGCTGTCCGTATGTTGGAGTAATTGAAGGAAAAGTAGCCATTATGCAAGTAAACCTCCAGGTCGTTTTTGCTGTATTAATTCGGATTGTATCGCAGCAGATATAACACGACCAAGTTCTCTACCTCCTTCCTCATCTCCTTCTACATTAGATCCAGAAGCATCTACATTTACTACGATATTTGTTGAACCGCCAAGTGCATGATTTGGTGTAATCATACCAGAAACTCCAGGTGTAAACATTTCTGGCCCACGTTCTCCAACAATATAAGATTTACCTCCTTTAACAGGTCCTCCCTCTGCTTTAAATATTGCTCCTAGCAAGCCACCTGTTATAGATCCACCTCCTATATTTCCAAAAATAGCTAAATTTAAAAACGCATCAGCCATTTTATTTAACATATTTCTCATTACGTCATTTAATGATTGTGTTCCTTTTATAAGGTCTTTTATACCATTACCCATTTCCACTTGAATTAGATTTGCAACTTCTCTCATAGGATCTGCTAATGCTTTTGCATTTGCAACAACTTGTTTTTGTAAATCTACTTCAGCTTTTAATTTTTGTATTGTTTCATCATGTAATCCATTATTTAATTGTTTTTCTTCATTAATGAAGAATTGTAATTCTTTTTGTAAGTTTGTGAGCTCAAACTGTTCTTTCATAAGAGTCAATTCTTCACCACTTACAGTTAATCTACTTTCTTCAATTTTCAATGCTTGTTGTAACGGTAGTATTTCTCTATCTTGAAAAGTTTGTGTTGCTAAATCACTACCAGGTGGTTTCCCTTCTCCCGCTTGTGGAGTGGTAGTTTTCGTATCAAAAATAGGTAATCCTAATGCTTCTTTTAATAAAAGATCTATATTCTCATTTCTAAGCTGTGTAAAACTAGGAGCATTTTTAACACCCATAGCCTCATTCGTTTTAAATTGTGCTGCTGCTCTTTGATTCGCTTTTAAAACTATTTCTCTCTGAACACGACCAAAATTGTCTATTCCCTCTTGTTCTTTTAACATTCTCAACAATTTACCAGTATCTAATGCACCTCCAATAGCTTCAATAAATGGAATCAATACTGAACTTAAGAATAATGTTATCTCCGTACCAAGTTCATTTATTTTGTTTTTAAATTCTTCAAGTTTTTTTGTTGTTTCTAGTAATTCTTCTGGGGACTTACCCATTTTTTCATTAAATTCATCTAACAATAATCTTGCTGCACTAGAATTTGCACCTACTTTTTCTAGTCTTAATGCTAAATCTGCTGTCGGTGTACCAACTAGCCCTAACTTATTTATTAAATTTTCAATATTTTCTTCTGGTTTCTTTAACGCTTTAGTTAGATCTTCCATTGCTGAACCAATAGCCGTGCCAGCGATAGATAATGCAAACCCAAACTGACCCATGCCTGGTATTGCAGCTAATGCACCACCAGCTACACCACCAATACCACCCGCAGCAGCAGCTAATGGACCCTGACCAAATAACAATGGAAAGCCACCACCAATAATACCGCTTCCGATTGCACTTCCAACTCCTCTTCTAAGAGCAGACCCAACACCGCTACTTCTCAGTTTTGCTCTTGCTAATTCATTTTCAGCTTTAATTTCTTGTTGTATTACTTTTGTCCTAGCTTGACTAAAACTTATTCCCTCTTTATAAGCTATTCTTTCTATCTTAAAAAGTTTTTTCTTATTAGCTAATTGTTTATTGAATTGTTCTTCTACTGCTACGGCATTTTTTATAGCCACTCTATAATGATCAGTTCCTATGGCTGCTTCACTTACTGCCCGATGGGCACGACCAACTTCTTTAGATAGATTATTAAAATTTTTAACTGTAGCTGGAAATTGTAAACGAGCACGTTTGTTTAAAATATCTATTTCTTTTTGTAACCTTTTAGTTTCTACTCTTGTTCTTTGTAGATCTTTTGCTCCTTTAATGGCTAATTCTAAATTGACGCTATAATCTGCCACTTTTTAAAAGAATTAAAACATTTATTCTATATTACCTTCTTCTTCCTTTTATAGCATTACCTTTTTGTATTTTGTCTTGTTCTTTTTTGAACTCTTCAGCTTCTAACTCTGCAAAAGCAAACCAACCTAATAACTCTTCATAAGTGAGAGTTTCGCATAATTCACTTACTGTTTTTCCTAACTCTTTTGCTAATGAATATATAAATCGCCATTGATTTTTAGCTTTTCAAATCGGCTTTAGCCTCTGATACCTCCTTAGTCTGTCCAGCTTCTATCATCGCTAATTGTATTTCCTGCAAGATAACTGCTTCTACTTCTCTTCTAAGAGATGCTTTATCTCCATCTTGAAAAAGCCTAATACCATCTTTATCTAATGCTTTTTCAATCATAAGTTGTAAAGCAAATTCATTTGCATCTTCACTCATAGATTTTTTTTGTATTGATTCTCTTTCTGCAATAGTAAGTGGGTGCCAATAAACAGTGAAAATAATTTTATTTCCTTTTTTAACGTCATGTTGATATAGTTGGCTGACACCAAAACTATTCTTCAAAAGTTCGATTGCTCTAGTCATAAATAATACAATGCTATTCTATTATACTAGGCATTTGCAGAAAATTGGCAAGATATTACACCAACGAAATGACTTCTTTCTTCAATATCTAATAAATTTGGTCCTACGATGTCTTCTACTCTAGGCTTAACTGAAAATGTATCTACATAAGTAGAACCGTTTACAGAAGTTAACCCATCTATAACTTTTTCAGCAATTTCTATTAATGCTTTTGTTCCAACATTTTTAGGAACATGAATATTGCATTGAATAACTCCAGAATAATAATCTAAAGCTGCACCTTGAGGTTGAACTGTGGACTGTGAATAATTTACATTTATTACTACGTATTTTTGTTCTTGTCCAGGAGTATTAAAATTTAAGTTATCATAAACTATTGAAATAGTTGGATCGTCATCTAAAACAGCATCAGTAATTGCTTTTTCAAATGCAGCACGGGTATTTTTTAAACTCATAAGTTAAGCTCCGAATAGCCTCCTGATGGACCTGACCTACCAAAACCAGGGGTTTGCCTTGATTGTAAGAATATCTTACCTTTTGTTGGTTTTTCTTTCATAGTATCTTTAATTAATTTTGCTAAACGACCTTGTATAAAATTTTGAATTTTTCCTCCTTCTAGAGCGTAAGCAGCATACTTAGCTCTATTCCCAATAAAAACTGGTCTTTGAATATTAAATGTTCTTTTAACAGGATATCTTATTTTTATTGTTGGTTTGCTTGGTTTTGTGCTGACCCACTTACCATTTATTGATTTAGTACTAGCTTTTTTAATATCAGACCAAGGTTTGAACTTTCTAATATCATCTTTAGCTTTTACGCCAGTTGTTTGAACTTTCCAGCTAGACGCAAAAAAACCAGTATATACAGGGCTATGAGTTTTAGTTGATAAACTTTTATGAGTTTTTCTAATTAAAGAATTAAAATCGGCATTAATTTGTGCTGTTACATCTGCTATAGGGTCGCTTTTTGTAAAATCTTTTTGTTTAGCCATTAGAACCGTACCAAAACAATGTAAAGATAAACTTGATTGCCTTTCTTTGTATTTATGTCATAAATTTGTGCAGTCCTTACTTGTCCGTCATATGTAAGCTTAATTTTATCTTGAAACGTAATTTGATTATCACCAATTAAATCTGGAGTTATATAGAGTTTAGCTCTTCTAATTTCTTGCCCTTCTTCTTCTTCGGACTGTATAAATTCAAGTGGTACTTTAATATCAGAATAAGTAGTGTCTACGCTTACAAGCTGACCATTATCTACATTATATTGTTGAACTCCTTTTTTAATAAAGGTAATACTGTGATCGAAAGAATCACCTAAAGTTGCAACAACACTTTTGGCGACATTTTTAAATAATGAATCAAGTTGACCTGCCATTATCCTCTAACTACTCTCATCTGAAAAGTACCTGCTCCACCTAGCATATAGGCTCCAAGATAACTTTGTAGCCAAGGATAAACATCCATAATATTGTTTACAGATCCAGTGCCTTGACTAGCTGTATTGTATTTAACTCGAAGCTCACCTAAAGCAACTTCTTCAAAATTACCATCTTTACCAGTAGTTCCTGTAATAGCATCAGTATCATTTGCTAAAGCTCTAGCTAATTCGTATTGTGCATATTTAATATTGTTTGGAATAGTTGAACAACTTAATTCAACTCTATCTACTTGATAATTTGTTCTTGGAAATTTTAATGCCTGATTTTCGTCACATCTATCTCCTTGAAATACAAAAGTATCAATCCATCTTGTAGCAGCTATTAATGATCTATTCTTCTGATCGTCTGTTTTATTAGTCCAGGTGCTCGAATCAGGTACAGTTTCAAAATAACTATTAGCTTCTGTCAATGTGACATAGCTATTTGCAGTTTCACTTTTTATAGTTGCATTTATGGT